TTTAGCCATATACGCTGGCCATATGCGTTTTTAACGCATAAGGCCAGACGTTGACCCCCTACCAAATGTATATATATATATATTAGTATTCGACATACCATTCTATGTCTTCGTAATTTCGCCGATAAACCCCAAATTCGCGAACCAAATCGTAAAAGAATTCGCCCGTTTGTTCGTTGTAGTATTCGGCATCGTATATATGAAACATATACGACGTATATTTCCCAATCGGAATGATGGTTCCAACCTGATTTCTACCCAGAACCGGAGAATTCCACGCGTAATGATTATACAGCCGAACGTGGTCCTCCAACATCCATAGGATGGTTGAATATCGGGAGTCATGTTTTGCCAAGGTCGCAACCACGCGTTTTAATTTGCCGTTCCGGATAACACATCGTGGGTCGAATTCGAGGACGGTTAATACCAAATCCCACGGAAGTTTAGCGACTGCCGATAATACGGTGGATGACATTTGTTTTATGTATGACTCCCGAATACAACACACAAACAGAATCAATTTTCGACAACTCGTATCCGTCGGTTATTCGCGGATTCGATTATGTATGATTTAGGGGTAATCTACATAAATAAATCGATTGGTATTATTCCAAATGAAACTCTCTCTTCTCTCGACTTTGTTCCAATACGTCCATATAACAACGCGAAAATACGACATCGATGAATCCCACGGACTCAGCCATAGCATGAATATTCTCCGATACGCAAACGCGATTTTCGAAGAAGAACTGAAATGGTCGACCACTCCCGACCTTCTGAAATCGCAAGAACCGGTCATTTATACGGCCGCCATTGTTCACGATATGTGCGACAAGAAATATCGCGTCGAACAAGACGGAATGAATGAAATCGCGCGCGTATTGGAACCCATCGTCGTGTTTTCTGACGAAGACCGGAACGCGGTTCTCGATATTGTGGGGTCCATGTCCTACTCCAAAGTCAAACGGCAAGGATTCCCGTCTCTCGACAAGTTCCAAACGGCATACCACATTGTGAGAGAAGCCGACCTGTTATCCGCCTATGATTTTGACCGGTCAATGATTTATCACATGTCCACCGGGAACAAAAACATCGACGAAGCGTTCCAAAACGCAAAAGACCTCCTGAAAGACCGCGTGCTACGACATAACGAAGACGGGCTGTTTCTAACGCGATACGCGCAGAGAGAGTCGTTCGCGCTCCATAATCAAACAATCCGACGAATGCTGTATTGGAAGAAAATGCTAGGGAGGATGAGGTAAGGCGATTTGCGATTTCTAACCGATCTATGATACCAACCGCTGAGTTGGCATCATAGTTTATGGCGTATCTACTCCGATAGACGGCAAACATTTGACATACGAATGTCCATTGACCACCGTTTTGTCTTTGATCCATCGGCTCATTTTCGCGGGAGGAACGCCTTCCGCTTGCGCGGCTTTGGCTATCGTGTCGAACACCGAGACCACTTCGTTCGCCGCGTTTGTTTTTTGGACACGACATCCCGTCGACGAAGTGCGGGAAGGAGGAACCAGGAGTTCGCGGGTGAGATGGATGCCGTAGTAGCCTTGTCCGCCGCCTTTGGACGACCATACCGTTTCAAACAGCGTATAAGGGCACGATTTCAAGTAGCCGCGAACCTCGACGCATTCTTGCCCCGTCAACGGAATCGCCAACTCCCGTTTCCATTCTTCGTAGGCGGAAACGATGTCTTTGTGTATGGCCGTTCCTTCTGGAATAAACCGGCATTTTTCAAAGACAAATCGATGTATGTCTTCGGCGGGAACAGGTCGGACGTATTCGATGGGTTTCAAGGACACTCCCGAAAAACCGTATACGACTTGGTCGCGGTCTTGGCGTCGGAGCCGGTCGAATTTGAATCGGCGTTTCAAGTAATCGGTGAATGCCGCGGTTATTTCGCGCTTGGCCTCGCGCGCGTGGAGCCGGTATTGACCCACAATACGTTTGGCGGACACCTCGGCGTCTTGGTGTATGATACAATGCGTGGCCACGAACGATTCGAATTTCGCAATCAATTCGGGGTTTCCGTAGAGGATGGGTTGAGTTATCGGGTCATCAAACACTGTATCGGTTTGAACCGACATTTCGCGCGTGGACGAATTGGTGTTTTCATTGGTATACACTTTGTTCGAATAATCCAGCATTCGACGGGATTGGAGGTCGCGTTCGGCCTCATTCGTATTTCCGTGTGATTTGAACATACGTGTCAATATCGTTATTTCCGATTTGGCAAATTCCACATCCATCAAAAACACCTCATCCTTCAAATGGAAGTCTTGGAAAAACGTGTGAAACATACCTTCGACGTTTCGAATATTTGCGTTATGTATCGGAATGACCATTTCAATCTTACCAAATTTACACGTTTGCTTGAATGGTTTTATACGCGATTGGATACTTGTTGTAGTAAACCCAATCTTCAATTCGGCCGGATTTTTGCGAGTGTCTATATTGTATATGTATATTTTGGGAGTGTTGTCGTTGACTGCGTCGCCTTGTTGTAATAATAGTTTATTTTCTTCTTCTATTAACCGATTTCGTTCTTTTATCTGTCGGTTTTCTTCCTCCAAATCATAACGACCGTTTATGCGGATTTCCTTGATGACATTACATACCCACGAACGAAACGTTTTCGCAATGGGTTTGTTGGACCGAAACAATACAGTATATAATCCTACTTCGGTCAAATAAGATACATTTTGATTTCCACCATTTGTTTTCGTTGATAAAATAACACGTTCGGTTTCATCCATATGACTAATGTTTGTATGAATATAGGGTATGTCTAATACGGTCCCAATATCGCTCGCACGAAACAACGGGTTATCGTGTGTTCCGCGAATGGTAATAGGTGTATGCAGGTCGTTGTCTGTGAACGCTTTGATGATTTCCATTGTGTAGGGTATAATGGGTATTATACACTACAATATACCCTTATCTTTATATTTGTTTGAGTTTTATCCTTTTTGTAGAATATGAGTATGGGTATGACTATATGTGTTTCTTGATGTGTTGTAAATGGGTTAGTGTGTTTCTTGATGTGTTGTAAATGGGTTAGTGTGTTTCTTGATAAACAATAAACGTTTCGCGCTCACCACTTTGATTTCTTGACATTGATGGCCGGTCCACTGCTGCGTTTTTTGGATTTGCTGGCGTCGTATTCCTCTCCGTCCTCGTCGTCGCCCATATTTTTAGAGATTTCCCAGAATTCCTTGCTGCCCAACTTGAAATCGGGACGCTGTTCCGCTTTATACCAGAAAATTTGGTCGTTCAGTTTGTTCGATTTGGCGTTGTTGTTGATGACCAAACACTCGTAGTTCTCCGTCGTCTGGTCCATAACCGAACTAAACGACTCCAGTGTGGGGAACATACTGGCGTAATTCTCCCAAATACGCTTACGATTGGTCATATACGGCTCGCGCAAGATAAACACGTAGTCGATGTTGGTGCGGAGGTTAGGGGGTATGCCTAGCGGATACTGCATTGTTATGATTAACATTACCTTCCAATGTCTCCCGTTCATAAAGAGGAGACGCATCATTTTGTCGCGCGTCCAAGACTGGTCATAGAGACAATCGTCTAAAATAACAAAGGCGCGGGGGTCGATGGACGATTTGCGGTAGGTTTCGATTTCCTTGTTGACTTGTTTGAGGACGGCGCGTTGGCGTCGCAGGATGTTTTCAATCAATACGGTGTTGTATTCTTCGTGGATGAAGAGTTTGGGGACGTGGGCGGCGTAGAAACCGTTGCCGGCTTCGGTCCCGGAAATGACGGTTCCAATCGGAACATCTTGGTGATGATACAATAAGTCTCGCACCAAATACGATTTACCCGTATCACGCCGGCCAATCATGACAATGACGGGACCTTTGTTTTCGTCGGGTTTAAACGTAATGGAACGCATATCGAATTTCTTGAGTTCCAAATTCATTGACTCCCGCTTTGGTTTATTATAATTAGATAAAAACAAAGAGACGTCTAAACGTATCGGACCATACGTTCATTCAATCTGTTTATAATGTTTATCCCTAAATATACCGATACCTCCTATATGTCGACCTTTCAAATCCATTACAAGAAAGAATCCGTTATTGACCTCCAATATTTAGCAACACAATACGATTCGGTGGTGGAGACGTCGACTCCCGAATACAATCCTTTTCGCATTCACCAAATACAAAACTACAACCCCATCTATAGTTTGTTTTTCGAATTGAACGAGTCCAATTACCACAAAATAACACTAAACCAGAAATACGGGATTCGAGGGGAGAGTTTAGTAGACCGCGAAACGGGCGAAGCCATAGACAAGGCGATTTTCTTCAAGTTTTCGCCATTGCTCGACCCAGTCCGATACATGGTCGGCAAATACGACTTGACCGACCCCCATTTGAAAACACTCCCGACCAATTCCAATTCGGGAGTCTGTTTCCCCAAAATCGCCGATACCAACAACGTTTCGTATATCGATTCTTTTTTCAGTTATCTGGCGTCGCAATTGCTCCACACGCACAACGTGTTT